TGTTGCAAGTACTGTTCTGCCTTCAACTTCGGAAGATTACCAACGTCAATATAAAATATTCTTCGTTCTGGAGCTCTTGCTAATCTATAGATAACAAGTGCATCTTCAATCATTCGTAATTGATTGAAAGGTTTAATTGCTTTAAATAGATAACCAACCACAATTTGTTTTACTTGGTCAATCAGTCCAGAATGAACATATGAAATCGAATCTGGTGCAACTCTTATTGCATTTGATTGGCCACCAATAGTCGCATGACCTTGTTGGAATGAACCAACATTCATTGCGTCAGGTGTATAAACATAATACTCTTGTATATCTTCAATTACTTCTATATCACCTGTCTTTTTCTTTTTTACTTCTCGTACTTTTTCAATATTTAAAGGATCAATCGGTATTAATTCTTTAATACCATCTTTTGCTCTGCTGTTATCAATAACTATATGATGATACAATCTACCATCAACATACCACTTCTTAAATAAATCTGCACCGTTTTGATTAAAATCTAAAAGATCAAGAAGAATACTAAATTCTGTTTGCATCTTTTCTTTGATTGCATCAGTATAATCTAATGAACCCAAGTCAAGAGCTACAACAGGTTGATTTTCTTCTTGTATTACTGCGTCATTAATGACATCTTCTATAGCTCCATCAATTTCATGTGAAAAACTCATTTCACGATACTTCTGAACTAACTTCTTTTCATTTTTAGCATCCGCATCAGTATTCAAATAATGCCCAAGAATACCTCCACCATCAACTATAGTTGTAGCACCATCTAAGTTTTCTGGTGTTACAAAAGTTTTTCCCTTTTTATCTTTTTTGGATTTTATCTCAAAACCAAATAACTCAAATGCCATATAGAATACCTTTTTTAAAATTCATAAAAAGAGGGGGGATGAATCATCCCCCCCAAATCAATTAACCACCAAACGTAGTATTTACACCTACTGAAATAGGTCCTACTTGAACTCTGCCACGAACACCAATTTCCCAATTACTATCTCTCGCACCAGTAACATCAAAACCAGAAGCCATATCAGAATGCCAGTTATTAACTGCGAATGTTACACCATATTCTTCAACTGTATCATTGGTATCCATACCAAGATCAATGGCTGCAATCTCTGTCGGATAGATATCTTCCATACGATATGTTCTGAGTGCTTCACCATTTCGGCCCATTTGGATAACTTGTGCTTGTCCATAAACTGTTGAATGATTCAAAGTAGAAACATTAGCTGCATGATGAGTAATGTTTGCACTCCAATCTTCAAATGCTGAACGAATAACAAACTGAGGATCATTCAGAACTGTTACAGTCCAATCAGTAAATGTTCTATCACCGGGAACTTTCAACTGCCGGCCACGAAATGGAACATCAATGTTACCAATCGTAGATGCAGGAAGTTGTGCGGCTTTACACAAGAACTCTATTTGTGGAATCCCCACTTGATGAGTAATGCTGACACGAAACAGATTCGGTCTTACACCACCCTTGAACGACTGTTTAAAGTCATGTATATTTGTTGCCATGTTATTACTCCTTTATATTTTTATAGTATTTATACGATTAACCACCAATTTCTGTGAAATTAACATCAGTTCTGGCAGCAATAAAGTTCAACTGAATGTAGTTAATAGACCTTGAAGGTTTAACATAAATGTCACCAACAAAATTATTAGCATCAACTACTTCTCCTGTATTATTTGAACCGTCACATACTACTTTAAAATCAGTAATACCACGGCGTCCCTGTACTTCTCTCAAGAAAGGTTCAACCATATTAACAAACTGTGATCGTGTAAATTCATCATTAAACTCAAATAACATTGATTTAGCTGCATTGGATATTGCCTTCTCCAATACAATGAACAATCTTCGTACATTGATGTGGTCAAATGCAGTTGGTGCTGTTTGCATAGTCTTGTCACCCCAAAGAACTACACCAGAACCCGTTTGTGTAACAAACGGATTAACACCAATTTTATATAGTGAATCACGATCTGCTTTCGTAGGCTCCCAAGAAAGTTTAACAATATTCTTGACAGCTCCTCTGGTAATACCAGCAGGTGACCACCATGCATCATGTGTATAATCAACTTTTGCACATAGACCAGCAACATCACCACACATCGGAACATAGATAAATTTATCTTGGTAACGATCATATTGATATTTCCATGCACTATCCATAGCACCATAACTATTGCTTTGACTCATACCAGTTTTATTAGCAGTAATATCTGTAAGTTGATCTGTTCCAGAATGTACTACTGAATCTTTTGCAGGTGAAACAAATGCCATACAATCTTTTCGTGCAGCTGCAAGACCAATAATATGTGCTGAAGTTGTTACTTCAGTTCCGCTTGAACCAGGTGTTCCAACCAACAATGTAACATCAGATGTTTCTGCATCTCCAAACAATGTATAACCTGCTTGAAGTTCACCAGTTGTAGGTGCATCAGCTGAAACACCAAGTGTCAATCGACCACCAACAACTCCTTGAGCAGCTGTTGCACTACTAAAAGTTTTAAAAGCTGCACCAGCTTTTGCAGTTCCAGCATGTACTGCCGGTGACGCATCTGTTGATAATGAAGTAAGTTCTACTGCTCGACCCAACCAAGCATACTTTGATTCATTTCGTAAAACATCTCCGATATAATTACTAGAGCCATCTGATCGTTTTGCATCAGATGCTTTACTTACATAAGCAAATCTTTCTAAAATCTCTCCGGGTACACCTGTCCACAATCCACCTTCGTCTATTACTAAAACATGACACTCATCATTAGAACCACCCGCAGCTAAAACATCAGCAGATGTACCTGGTGCTGTATCAAAATTTGCCAACCAAACTGCGTTTAAAGCTGCCGTTGAACCATCAGCACCTGCTCCAGCAGTTGCAGTTGAATCAGACCATGCATTAGAATCAATACATCTTACATTAATACTATTGCCTAACTCGCCAGGATATTTTGCAACAAATAAAGCCGTGCCACTTGCAAGGGTACCTGCTAGACTATCATAATGTGTTACATTTTTAATTGTTACTGCTGTTCCACCAACATCGGTGTCGCCGACCTGTGCGTTTTTCGCAGCTGCACCAATAACTCTTGACACAATTAAATTATTAGAATATGCTAAAAAATTAGCTGCACACCACCAATGCTCTTGTGTAGCTGTGTTTGGTTTACCAAACTTACCAACAAAATCGTTTTCTGAAATTACAGAAGTTCTTTCTAAGACCGGTCCCCATTGATAGGCACCTGATACTGCACCAATGTTTGTTGACACATTGGGTACAACAGTAGTTAAGTCTTTCTCTGTTATGTTAATTCCGGGTGATACTTGAAATGCCATTTGATTTCTCCTTTACATTCTTAATATTGATATAGATTTTACTTATTAAACGTATCAACCTTCTGCCACACACCACCGCCTGGCATTGATTCATACTCGTCATCCAATCCATCATCAATAATACCAAAAGGAATTGTCATATCTTCTATTGAATCCATTTTATTTTGATACAACTTTTCTCTAATATTCAAATTACTCAACTCTTTAAAATACTGTTGATCTACTAACCAACCAAATAAAACCAATGTTGTAACCAAATCATCATTAGAACCATCTTCGGCTGCAAATGTATCTCCATTTGTAACAAAGGTTGTTAATTCTGAAATGATATCATAATCAGTAATAATTAATTTATCTTCTTCAATTAAACTTTTTAGATTTGAACAACCTAATTTTTTAACTTGTTTAGTTGTTCTCACTCCCAATGAAATATCTTTTCTATGACCACTTGATATTTGTTGGCCATGTCTACCAAACCATGATGTTGTTAGTAGATTTTCATATTCCAAATCGTGATGCAAAACATCTGCCACTTGCGCTCCAATGTCATTAGTTTCTACTAAAACATAAGCATCATTATATTTCTTTCCTATATTATTTATAATATTAGGAAAGAGTAGGGGTGCAACAGTATTATTACGATATTTTGCTGCAATTTTATATGGAATTTCTGTCGAATCAAAAACTGTAAATGTAGAATAATCTAAACCTTGTCCACGAGCTGTATCAACTGTAATAGCATAAGTTTTTCCCATCTCTGGTTCTTCATAAACATCTAAATCTTCTTTTGACCATACGGGTGAACTGTATGATAATTCTTGCAACTTCTCATACGATATAAGAGTATTAGAAGAACCAAGAAAATCTGCTTCATACTCTTGACGAAATGCTTCTTCACCAATATCAGATATAATGTTCTTACGCCATTTTTGATCTCGTTCTGGAATACTAGTCCAATGAATCTTGAATGTCTTGAACTGATTGTTGCCCTCTACAGCATCATTCCAGAATTTGTAAAATAGATTAAACCCATTAGGTGTCGATACCATGATAATCTTAGTATCTTTACCAGATGAAATCGTAGGATAAACTGACTTGATAAATGCATCTGCAATCGTTCTCTGTACAAATGCAAACTCATCCAAGAACAATAATGAAAAACTGTAACCACGAATTGCAGATGAAGATGTTGAAGATGCAATTATCTTAGAACCATTCTCTAGTTCCAAGTTTCCTTTATTCCACTCAACAATACCTTGTTGTAAAAACTTTGGTAGATGTTGATAAGCTGTCTGCAATCTACCAAGTAACTCTCTGGATGTAGATGCTTTGTTGGCCAACATACCAACTATCTTTGTCCTGTTAAATAATACATAATGTAAAATATAACCAAGACTTGTTACAGACTTACCAGACTGTCTTGCACTCTTTACAATAACATATCTATTATCATGTATAGTATTAATTAAATCTTCTTGATAATCATAAAGATCAAATGGTACAAGTCCCTTATCAACATGAATAACTTGAACATAATTTTTAAGAAAATATACAATACTATCACGACACTTTACATATTCTTGAACTTCTTCTTTTGTAAATTGTTGAGGAACATTAGTTGGTTTTAATAACTGATTACCTAAATATGAATCATTTCTATTATCTTTTGCCATTATTTTTCTCAAGTAATAAATCTTGCAGTTCTTTAGTACTTCCAATAAACAAAGAATTATTTACAGTATGAGGATCCTTTACATCCTTCTCAATCTCTTTCTTTGTTTTCTGTAATTCTAAAAGTTCTTTAGTTGTATCAGATAAAGTTCTAACAAGTTGTGCAGTTACTTCATAAGCTCGTGCTGATTCAGATTCTTTTGCAACAGCAAGTAATTCTTCAAGAGCTTCATTACCTTTCTCTATAAGAGTATGATATTGATCTCTTGAAAAATCATAGTCAGCAGTTAAATCATTTGTATCAATTTTTTCTGCTAGTACTTTTTGTTTTTTATTTACTTCAATTGGTATCAAATCGCCTGTTACATCTATCACTTTATTTAATTTTTCAACAGTTGATTTCTTCATATAGTTATCCTATTTTTAAGGCCTTCGTGCTTCAAAGTAATTTCTCGAAAGTTCACCACGCTCTATATCATCAACAACCATTCTACATCTTACATAAGTTGTTTCATTTGGTGAAGGGCCAGGTGTAGTAAAAGTTCTTATACCACCTGAATAAGAACCATTTGCATCTGGATATGTATGAGCTGCCGTAGCAGTATTTTCATATTCCCATATCTCATTACCAGCACTACCATCTTGACTTGATCCTAGTACAACTGTCCATGCCATATCTATTACTCCGTTAATGTTGTTGTATATCCATAATCATCATCAGCATCAGATGATAATGGATCAGGTTTAATATCTGTATTACTAGCTTTTGTAGTTGATGTTAAGCTATCAAATTTATTAACATCAACTTCTCTAATAACACCAACATCTGATGTAGGTCCGTATAGAAAAGCTTGAACTGTAAATGTTAATGTATGTATCAAAGCTCGTCTTGTTAAAAAATCTCCTTCATAACTATCTTCAGTAGATAACCCAGTAAAGACAATTGGTATATCTCTTTTAATACCCATTGTACTCATTTCATTCAATGTTACTTGGTACTCTGGTGTAAAGTATGGTAATATCTGTTCAAGTATTTGTGTTCCATCATCAGAGTTCTTTACCATAACACTTAAAGTAAAATCAAAGTTATATGGTACGGGATTATATACCGTAGTTAATTTTGTATTATCACCACTTTTTATTTTTTTATATCGTTTAGTTGTTTGCAATTTTCTTGCTGGATCATATACAATAGAAGTAAATTCAAATGACATTCGTGGTAATGTTAGTCCAACTTTTCCTTTACTAATATCAGTAGCCTCTCGTAATCTTACCAAAAACTTTTCAGAAGGTCCGTAGGCTATAGGAACTCTAAATTCTTCTTGTGTTGCACCAGCAGATGTAACTCGTCTTACAATAATATCATTAAAGACTGTTCCAAAAAGAATAACTACATTTCTTATATTTTTATTATAAAAATAATTACCAAACATTAAGTAACCTCACCAAATGGATTAGACTCTGAAAAATCTAAGATTGAATCTGCTTCTGTTTCAAATTCTTTATTATCAGCAAATGCTGTAGTTGGTAATTCTTGATAATCTGCCGCTGATGCTTGTGACCAAACTGCGGCACTGGTTTCACCTGTAACATTTGTTGAGGCCGCAAAAGTTCCTGACGTATCATTAACCCTAAGAGTTCTTGTTGTAGCATCCCAACTAACTACCATACCTTTACCAGTTGCGTTTGCAAGACTTGGGCCTTGATAAACAGCCTCATCTACACTAAAGGTTCCTGAACCACCAGCCGTCATAACCAA